TGAGCAAGGTGGTGAAAAACCAGACCCATTATTTATGTTAAAAAACAGAGAGCTTGACTTAAAAGCAGCAGATATTCAAAGAAGAGCACAAGAGTCTGCTATGGACATGCAAAGAAAATCAAATGAGTTTGAACAAAGAATTGATTTAGATAGAATGATTAGAGAAGATGCCGAAGAAGCAGGAAAAGAAAGAATAAGAGTAGCTGATGAAAAGTTAGATTTAACAGAACGTAAAATTGAAAACGATGAGTCTAAAAATGAAGGGTAAAAGATTTGGACCACCACCTAAAAAAGGAAAAACTCCTCAAGGTATTTATAAATTAGATAACCCAGGTGCAGCTTACAGAGAAGCTGCTAAATTAATCAAAAGTAAAAAATATCCTTTTATTAATAGAGCAGTAAATGCAAAAACAAAACCTACACCCAATAATGAAACTATGAGAACTAGTACAACAGACAAAGAAATTTATCCTACAGTGCAAATGAAAAATAATAAGCTACAAACTATTAAAAAAGGTGCATACGATAGAGCAAAAGAAAGAGGGAATGTAGCACCTATTGATAAATCTGTTAGTCCTTCTGATTTATCAAAAGGATTATCAAATTTAGTAGGTAAAATTAGAACTAATAAAGTTAGTCAAAAAGCACTTGGTTTTAGTATAGGTGTTATGGTAATTAAAAAACCAGGTTGTCCTCACAGAGAAAATGGTGTAGGTATGAGTGATATAAAAGGTATTAAAGATATACAAGTAAAAGGTAAAAAATTTATAGGAGTTAAATAATGGCACTTACTGCATTAATAGGACCTGCAACTAAACTCATAGGTAAATTTGTAAGAGACAAAGATAAACAAGCACAACTTGCTCATGAAATATCTACTATGGCAGAAAAACATGGTCAAGAATTAGCTCTGGCTCAAATAAAATTAAACACAGAAGAAGCAAAAGGTAACTGGTTTCAATCATCGTGGAGGCCATTGTGCGGATGGATTTGTGCGTTATCGCTTGGTATAAATTTTATGGTAGCTCCAATTTGTGCAGGATTTGGTATTACTGTTCCACAAGCTGACATGTCGATTATGATGCCGCTTTTGCTCGGAATGCTAGGAATCGGAGGATTACGATCCTTGGACAAAATTAAAAAAGTGGATACAAAAACACCAAAGAAATGAAAAAAGATTTTGCACAAAGCATAATAGATGTAGGAAGTGGTTTTTTATTAGCGATAGCTATACAAATATTAATATTTCCTTTATTTAATTTATACCCTAGTTTTGGTGATAGTATTGGTATTGCTATTGTTTTTACTGTTGTTTCGGTAATTCGTTCTGCTTTGTGGCGATGGCTTTTTCGTAATTTTAATATAATTTAATATGTACGATATAGATACTATTCAAGTTTTTAGATCAAAAATTAAAGATTCTATAGAAAAATATAAAGAAGATTTAATTTATGGTGTAGACACAATAGAAAACTTGCAATATGCTAGAGGTAAGATCAACGCACTTGAGGTGTTGCTTCAGGATTTAAATGACCTGCTAAAAAAGGAAGATAACTTATGACGATGATTAATTTAAAAGAACGAGCCAAAATAAAAATTCCAAAAACAAAAGAAGAAACAACCACTTATTTAGATACCATACCAGACCCAGTTGGATACAGATTATTAGTTCGACCATGGACAGGTAAATCTAAAACTGAGGGTGGTATAATATTAACAGACAAAACACAAGAGACAAAAGAAATTACTACTGTAGTTGGTCTTGTAGTTAAAATGGGAGAGCTTTGTTATAAAGACAAAACAAAGTTTTCAGAAGGACCATGGTGCAAAGAAGGTCAATTTGTAATATATGGTAGATATGCAGGAGCAAGATTCAAAACAAATTATGGAGAACATAGAATTTTAAACGATGATGAAATTATCGCAACAATTAAGAAACCCGAGGACATCCTCGCACTATTTTAAGGAGTAGTTATGGCAGAACAACAACAAATAGAATTAGATACAGATGGTTTTGAAGAACAAGAAGTTCAAGTTGCAGAATCAAAGCCAGAGATAGAAGATGAAAAAATTGAGTCAGTTGATTTAGGATATACTGATCCTATTAAACCAGATCAAAAAGCTGAAGTAAAACAACCAGAAGAAAACAAAGAAGATAACTTACAAGATTTTTCTCAAGGCGTTCAAAAAAGAATAAACCAATTAACAAGAAAATTAAGAGAAGCTGAAAGAAAAGAAAAAGCAGCTCTTGATTATGCAAAAGGAGTGCAATCAAAGTATTCTAAAACTATGGAAGAGCTAAAGTCTACAGATAAAAATTTTGTAGATGAATATGAGGCACGAGTTGATATAGAAACTGATACAATAAAAGCTCAACTCAAGAATGCTTATGATTCACAAGATACAGATAAAATTGCAGATGCAAACCAAAAGCTTACGGCATTAGCTGTAGAAAAAGAAAAAGCTAAGGTAAGAAAACAACAAATTGAAGAAGAAGCTGCACAAGATAAAGAAACAATACAGCAACAGCAGGTACAACCACAACAACAACCACAAGTAAGTGCAAAAACACAACAATGGATGTCAAGAAATGATTGGTTTGGTAAAGACAAAGTAATGTCTGCTTCTGCTTTTGCTATTCATGAAGATTTAGTTAGTCAGGGGTTTGACCCAGAGTCAGATGAGTACTATACTGAAATAGACAAAAATATGCAGGATAATTTTCCTCATAAGTTTGCACAAGAAAAACCGATTCAGACTGTTGCCTCAGCGGGGCGTAAACAGCAGGGTCGCAGAACTGTGAAACTCACCAAATCACAGCAAGCAATAGCTAGAAGATTAGGGGTGCCATTAGAAGAATACGCTAAACACGTGAAAGGATAATTATGACTGAAAAATTAGATAGAACTTCACGCAGTTCAAGGGAAACTGTTGAAACAAGAAAAAAACCTTGGGCTCCTCCATCAAGTCTAGATGCACCTCCTGCACCAAAAGGATTCAAGCATCGTTGGATAAGAACTGAAAGCTTAGGTTTTATGGATACAGGTAATGTATCTAAAAAACTTAGAGAAGGTTGGGTGTTCGTAAGAGCAGAAGAAGTAAAAAACCAACTTGGCGATCATGATTATCCAGTGGTTCGAGAAGGACAATATCAGGGGTTAATCGGGGTTGGTGGCCTTGTGTTGGCAAGGATACCTGAAGAAATAGTCGAGCAACGCAGGCAGTATTTTCAAAATATTACTGCCGACCAAGTTAAAGCCGTTGATAACGACATTCTAAGGGAGCAACGACCTGAGATGCCTGTCAATATTGACAGACAGTCAAGGGTAAGTTTTGGTGGCTCTCGCAAAAAGTGAGGGTTTTTTTTAATTATTTTATAAAGGATATAAAATATGGCTAATGTAAATGTAGCTTTTGGTTTGAGACCACTTTCAAAGTTGGGTTCAAATTATAATAGTACTGGTACAACAGAATACAGAATAGCAGCCGGAAACACCAATAGAATTTACCAAGGGTCGCCTGTAATACCTTTAGCAGCTGGGGTCATTGACATAGTCGGTGCAGCAGCTGGAGGCAGTGTGGCTTATTTAGGTTCTTTTTATGGTTGCGAGTATGTTTCTAGTACTACAGGAGAAAGAATTTTCTCCAATAACTGGCCTGGGTCTGGGGCTGATACAAATCACCCAGTGAAGGCTTTCGTATATGACGATCCAAATCAATTATTTGTTATTGCTGGTGATGCTGGTGGTGGAAGTTTTGATACGGAATCTGAAATTAGAGCAGGTATTTTTTCTAATGCTCCTATGGCTAATGGTAATGCTGGTAATAATACTACTGGTATATCAACTGCTGTTTTAGATACAAGTGGCATAGCTGTCACAGCAACTTTAGGATTAAGAATTGTTGGGATTCAAGAAGACCCAGAAAATTCTGATTTTACTGCTGCTGGTATTCCATTTATCGTCAGAATTAATGCTCATTTTAATGCGAATGCGTCAAGGTTTGATTCTCAAACTACTTCGCTTTCAACTGGTATATAGGAGGTATAGAGTATGGCAATATCTAGAGCACAACTAGTAAAAGAGTTAGAACCAGGCTTGAACGCATTATTCGGTTTGGAATATAACAGGTATGAAAATGAACATGCAGAAGTATTTACATCAGAAGCATCTGACAGAGCTTTCGAAGAGGAAGTAATGTTAAGTGGTTTTGGTTCTGCCCCAGTAAAAGCTGAGGGTGGAGCAGTTCAATTTGATGATGCAAATGAATCTTTCACTGCAAGGTATACACACGAAACCATCGCTATGGCTTTCGCTATTACCGAAGAAGCAATCGAAGATAATTTGTATGACAGATTAGCTGGTAGGTACACAAGAGCTTTGGCTAGAAGTATGGCAAATACTAAGCAAGTTAAAGCTGCAAATGTTCTTAACAACGCATTTAGTGCATCTTTCACTGGTGGTGATGGTGTATCGTTATGTAATTTAAGTCATCCATTATTAAGTGGTGGCACATTTCAGAATACACTAACAACAGCAGCTGATTTATCAGAAACATCATTGGAGCAGTCATTAATTGACATTGCTGCATATGTTGATGAAAGAGGTTTAAAAATTTCTACTCAAGGTATTAAATTGATAATTCCAAAAGAATTACAGTTTACAGCTGAGAGAATTTTAAAATCTCCTCAAAGAGTTGGTACAGCAGATAATGACATTAATGCTATGGCTTCAATGGGAATGATTCCACAAGGTTATAGAATTAATCATTATTTAACTGATACTGATGCTTTTTTCATTATGACTGATGCTCCTAACGGATTGAAACAATTTGTAAGAAGCCCAATCAAAACTGCTATCGAAGGTGACTTTGATACAGGAAATGTAAGGTTCAAAGCAAGAGAGAGATATTCATTTGGATTCTCCGATCCAAGAGGTATTTTTGGCTCACCTGGTGCAGCTTAAAAATCTCTTATGATAAACTAAAAAAGGGGGCTTACATGAGCCCCTTTTTTTATGTATACTATAATTACCAAGATTAATAATGGATATAGACTGGCTTGGCAGATAACCTAGAAAACTATATCTACAACTAGGAGAAAATTATGGGAACAACAACTTTTTCGGGTCCAATTAAAGCAGGTACTATTAAAGAAACAACCGGTACTACTGTTGGATCAAATATGAAAAATACAGGTCAAGTTGTAATGGCACAAAGCTTTGCAGTTGACTTATCTGGAGGAGCACTTGCTGCAACAGCAACAGATGTAATCATTCCAGCAAACTCACAAATTATTGATTGTATTTTTGACGTAATCACAGCATCTTCAGATGCAACTGACATTAGTATTGGTTTTGTTGGAGGAGCAGCTACTGCTCTTGTTAACGCAGAATCAATTGGTACTACTGCTGGTAGAAAATACCCAACAACTAAAGCAGGAGGAGCTTTAGCTTGGGAAGATATTGGAACGTCTGATCAAAGATTAAACGTGACTAACTCCGCAGCTACAACTGCTGGTGAAGTTAGACTTACTATTTTGTATCAACAAAACACTAACTTTGCATAATAGAGGTATACAATGAACTCAGATATAGGTGCATTAACTTTAACCAGTACTGGTTCAATTCAGTCTGGTAGAACAAGATTGCTATCTATTTATTATGTAGGTCATGCTTCAGCTGGAAGTTTAACTTTTAAAGATGGTGGGGGAAGTGGTACACAAAAACTTGTTATCGCAACACCTGCTGGAAGTGCAGCTGATCAATATCAGGTGGATATGCCTTTAGATGGTATTTTATTTAAAACTGATATGCACTTGACTATTAGCAATGTAACCTCTGTTACAGTTTTTGTAACACCGATTACTGCTTCTACTGATAATGGATAATTATACGGCAGATTTAATAGGTTTAAAAAGGGGAGGCATGCCTCCCCGAAACAAAAAGAATTTTAGACCTACAAAATCAGGTGCTGGAATGACACAAGCTGGTGTCAAAGCATATAGAGCAAAAAACCCAGGTTCAAAATTAAAGACTGCTGTAACAGGAGACGTAAAACCAGGAAGCAAATCTGCAAAAAGACGTAAATCATTTTGTGCAAGAAGTGCAGGTCAAATGAAAAAATTTCCTAAAGCAGCAAAAAACCCTAACTCTAGATTAAGACAGGCTAGAAAAAGATGGAGATGTTAAATGCCAAAAAAAAGAAAAAAATATAAATATTTAACCAAAGCAGAAGAAAAACTTGCTAAATATAAAAGAGGATTAACAACTTCAACTTTAGCTGCTGAATCTGCACCTGTTATATCTGATTTATTAACAGGATTGTTTAATGATGGAGGTAGAGCTAAAGTAATAAAACCTACAGGTAAACCAAAAAAAATAGACCCTGATGGTAAAGCTAAGGTTATAAAACCTACAGGTAAACCAAAAAAAATTGATCCTGATAGAAGACCTAGAGTAATAAAACCATCAGGTAAACCTAATATGTATAAATTTGATAAAGGGGGTCAGGCAAAAAAACCAAGGAAAGCAAATCCTTTAAACCCAAAAATAAAATTTAAAAGAGATGGTATAATGATGACTCCTATATTACCAAAGGGGTTTAGAGATTTTTCAGCAGAAAATATGCGTAAAGCTCATCCTTTACCAAAACTTTCTCCCATGGAAAAACAAATGCAAAAAAGAATGCAAGAACTTAGAAAAAAACAATCTTTAGAAGCAGACCCTAGTGGTAGATTACAATTGTTAAATAAAGGTGGTTCTGTAACAGTTCCTACTAAATTAGGTAGAACTAAAAAAACAAAAATATATTAATATGAAACTTTCTGATAATTTTAGCTTACACGAGTTTACAAGATCACAAACAGCTACACGACATGGTATTGATAACACACCTAGTAAAGAAATAATCGGTAATTTACAATCTTTATGTTTAGGAGTTTTACAGCCAGTAAGACAACATTTTCAAAAACCAATGATTATAAGCTCTGGTTACAGGT